TGCGACTCTGAGCAGAGAAGTCAGCACCATCAATCGTAATAGGCTCAACTCCCAAACCTTTTGATATGTAGTCTTGATGCTCTTGCTTCATAGATGCTACATTCTCAAAGATAAAGTACTTAGGCTTCAAGTCGCGCAAGGCATCAAAGCATAGCTGACTCAAATCTCTGGCATCATCATTACCATCTTGCGAACCTGCCACACTGTATGGTTGGCATGGAAAACCTGCCACCAATAGGAATATATCCTTGCCTATCAGCTTTGTGTAGTTCCTAGCATCACCATGTCTGGTCATGTCTGGATAGTTGTACTTGCTTACTGCACTGGCATACTTGTCTGTCTCAAAGACGTGCCACTCAGCTTGTCCCAAGCCTACTCTGTCCCACGCAATGCGTGTACCAGATAAGCCATCACATATAGATACGTTAATCATGTATTGTCACCTTTGTTTCACTTGTTAATCCTTGCTCCCAGTCTTTATCAAAGTTGGCAGAAAGAATGTTTAATATGTCATCTCTTATATCAACAAACTTTGCGTGTGTCAACTTCTCTGGTGCGGTATACCTATGCATAATCATCTCATGGATATCGGTATACATTCGTAACCATTGTTCTTTATTCATCTTTAGTTTCTGCATCTTTCAATTCCTTTCTTAATAATTTTGCTTGAAACATCTCGTGCCTATGCCTATTGAGTGTGTCCTTTTCGCGCTTGTCCTCAATAGTCATGGTACGCTTTCGTATGTAGTGTGGGTTGCGCGGTTTATTTGTAGTATTTTTTCGAGCCAATTGTAGTCTCCCATGTTACACATAGTATGCCTACCAGACTTACTGTAAACATTACTAAGCTCAGACAGAACGCAACCACATCTCTGGGGTTGTGTCCTAAGTCATCTATCTTGGTGCTTTCCATCGCACCTATGAACAGCAAGCCAATCATAAAGAATGCTCCGCTTACCATGAGTATGCACGTTAGTGCTATCGCTGTTTGTCTGGTCATTAATAACTCCATATTTGTGGTGGTGAATTTTCTGCTTTGCATAGCACTGCCCATTCTGAATTATAGATAGGCTTGTCATCTACACGTCTTACAAAGGTGTCGTGTAAATAAGGATTATAAGTTATCTGATAAACAGCCAAATCAACTGGCATACTCAAGATATCTTTCGACTCATTATCATTTGGCATAAGCGTACCGCGTACAAAAGCATGTACGTTTTTACTTTTCTCGCGTCTTACTCTCTGCTTACCTTTCTCGCCTACAATATACTGTGGATTTTTTATTGTCACTTTGTCTCTATGTGCAATAACTTTTCCATTGCATCGTATCGAAAAAGTTTTCTTGTGTAGATTGTAGTACACATCTACTTTTATTCCTTTTAGTAAAGGATAGTATGGGTTCACAAGTGGCTTGATGTGTCCGCTGTTCGCCATAGTCTCAACGTATCTAGGTATCGTGTTCATCTTTCATCTCCTTTTCTGCTTTTTCACATTCATAACACTGATATTCCCATTCATCTCCGCAATGCTGACAATCTGGGTCTTTATATAGATGGTTTATATACTCATACATTTTTCTTTGCTCCTATTACTATATCCCATGTGAAGTCAGACCCATAGTAGTCTATCGCAGACTTAGTGTCTGGGTCTAGGTTCATTAGAACGTCCGCGATAATCTCGCCCACGTCCTGCTTTTGCTCGTCACTCATATATTTAGTGATAAGAAATTTTAAGTTGTCACTCATGGCTTGTCTCCTCTATTTAACGTAATCGCAGTTTGCGAATGCCATTTTTGTTGCGTCTCCGCAGATTTGTATATGCAAATTCTCACATTGCAAGTGTTCTATAACAGAGTCCCATGCTAGTTCTGTGGCATGGTCTATGTGTATATCGTCCTCTTGATACACTTCATTCGCCCAAGTATGGACGATATGTTGTATAGACTTTTCATGGTCTATTGGTAATTCATTCTTAAATATAATCATAGTTTTTCTCCTTATCCTACTACAAATCCGCTATCGTCATGCACCGCCTTGCCTTTGGCATACAATGCACATATTACACCTTGTGGTTCTAGAAAACGTGCGTCTCCATCGTCTCCACCTACTACGTTCATACCCATAAACTGCGTGGGTATATCCTCAACATGCCTAAACACTACAGCAATACGCATACCTAAAGCTTTAGCGGTATCAACAAACTTTTGGTATAGTTGTACTCCTGAATAGCTAAAAGTCAAGTCATATACCTTTGGGTCTGGTATAATTCTATTGGGTATCTTGGTATAGTCGTACCATCTCACTCCATATTTGTTATACATCTCAACCATGAAGTCCCACGCTATTAATTCCCATCTAAAGTCCCACGTCCCATTGGGTCGCACCGCACATACAAGATTATTCTTTTGGCAATACTTTGCATGTGTCAACACTTCTCGCTTGAACATCTCCATAAACTTCTCGCGGTATTGATTAAAGAATAACGTCTTGCGTAGTCTACTCATCTGTACGCTGTTCATCGCTCCACGTCCTGCCATATCTAAACATGGAGTGTCACACTCTGCAACATGCGCCATAGGACACATATTGACACCTGATTTTTTTGCAGGACTTCCATAATTTACAAGTATTGATATACCTTTTTTGAAGTCTTTTGATGTTTTAGGATTATCCTTGTTGAATATCTTACTAGGAAATTCCGAAAACCATTTTGTATACTTATCGCTTGTGAGTATCTGGTCGCGTACTTCTGGCGATAGTTTGGATAAATCGTATATTATCATATTACACTTACTCCTTTTGTTATGTAGTGTGGGGATACAATGCACTTGTGCATCGTACCCACCCAATATTAGATAGCCACTTGACGTAGGTTCTTTCTAGATACCCATTGTCCAGTAGTAGCGTCTCTATCAACTAGAAAATACTGCTTGTGACTAGAGAATGAGCCTACTGGCTTGTTATATCTGTTAGTCTTTCTCTGATAAAACACTTGTGATATTTCATCAAAAGTTTTGATTGCAGATTTTACGTTGATAGTTCCGATATATGTTTCTGTATTTTTCATAATACATCTCCTAAGTTGGTTATGGTTGTTGTGGATATAGTCATTATATCCCCACATTACATATAATAATATAATATGATAGGCAATATTTATGCCATACTGCCTATCAAATATATTAGGTGAGTAATCAAGAGTTTCATATATTGCGTTGGCGCATAAGACAATCCAAGTCTCGTACATTTACGTTAATAACAATAAATTAATAATCTTGCGTTATAGTAGTTTTGGTGCATCACGTCCTCAGATGCGAATCCCCTAGCTGAGTTTCTAAAGGTGGTAGGTACAACTATTAAAACCTACCTGAAATTTATCGCCCACTATCCACTTGCCTACCAAGGTATTCCATCTCGACTATCTTTAGTCAGAATGCTTCACGTCAAGACTTGGAACGTGTTACCAACTAAAACAGTATCGAAACTTTTGTAAACCTTGTAACATAACTCTTACACAGTCACAGTAGTGTTCGCTGTTGATAGGCTTATCGTTATTTCGCGTTACACCTACCGCCTAGACCTCATCTAGACTTGTCATGCACCTTTATCGTGCTTGAGGTGGTAGTTGCAAACTTCGTGCCAACTTTCGCACCTCGTGATATTTTTTCTCTTTTTTCTCGTATCGTATCTCCTAAAATGTTTTTGCCGTCGTTGGGGGGATACTTGCACATGCCATGCCAACTTTAAAAATTTAATAAAAAAAAGTATAAAAAAATAAAAATAATTTTTTACATATATAACTAGTGGTTTTATTGGCTTTTTTTACATGGGGTTCTGGCATGGGGTCGATGATAGTAAAAATGGGGATATATATTCATGCACTGCTACCATGGGGATACCTATTTTTTGTGTCAATTTGTTGACAAGTCAAATGTTTGACAGGCAACTGACTGATAATCAGTTAACTATATGCACCAAACCCCTTATTTTACTGGCTTATATGCGTTTACAAATTATTGACAGTATAAAATAATGTTTTTTGGGGTGAAAAAGTGATAGTGGCATAATATTTGCTAGGGGTCGGCATGCGCCATGCAGGGGTGTACCGTACGTATGTACACAGAAATACACAGATTAGGTATTTTGAGTGTTAACCACAAGAGTAACTGAAAACTATTTGTACTTTAGCAACAAGAAATGTCTTGACAGGGGTTGACAAGTATGGTATAATTATACATAACTAGGTTCACTTAAAGTGATACATTAAGATGTTTATTAATTAAGATTGTTAATAACACTTAAATGTACACTTAAATGGTTTTTCATAAAAATAATTTAAGAAAGTTCTTGACTTTGAAGAAAAAATCAGTAAAACTATACACTGATGATGTACTTACATCTTTTTATGATGCTATCCGTACTAATTCTGTAGAGCGTTTGCACATTCCGCATAGCGATGTGTTTTATGTTCGTGCTGCTGTAGAAGCGAAGTACGGAAAAAGGTTCTCTCTTAAACATGTAGAGACCATAATGAAAGAAGAAGGGTGGACAGAGACTGATGGGCAAGAAAGTTCCAGTGATATCAATAGGTGTCGGCATGGCTGACATGGATAAACTAAAGAAGAAGATGAAAAAAGCCGAAATGATGAATGGTGGTATGGCTAACGGAAAGCAACACATGTATTCTAACGGTGGAAGTGTTACAGATAACTTGCCTAACAAAGGATTGAAGGCACTGGCAAAGTCAGCTGCCGGTAAAGAAGCAGTCCGTAACATGGGATTTAAAGTATAACACACCCGATAGAGAGTGACATTCGTAATTGGTCACATAAGTTCTTAGAAATACCCAGTAAAAAGTTAAACGGTTTACCGCCTTGCCCTTATGCAAAACAGGCATGGCTTGAAAACAAAGTTACCTTTGATATCAATACAGGTTTAGACGGATTACTAAAAGCAGTATCACAGTTTGACACACATAACTATGATATTGTTGTATGGGCAGATGAAGACCTACCCGACATGAACTACTTAGATGGTTGGTGTGACGGTGTAAACGAAGCTTTATCTGTTTCTGGTAAAGATATGCACCTCATGGTGTTTCATCCAGACTATGATGCTACGGAAGCAGGTCTGGATTTTCTCGTTGACGATGGTATTACAGACGAGAATCTAAGCTACTGCATGGTATTCGTGCAGCGGCTATCCACCCTAGACGATGCAGCACTAAGTCTGGAGAAGTCTGGGTATTACAAACACTTTCCAACAGATGTGTTTGAATCATTAGTGCTAGACAGAAGGAGACTAAGAGATGGCAATGCATGGCAAAGCAAAAATGGCTAAAAAGAAAATGCGTGGTGGAGGAATGTCCATGATGGCAAAGAAGAAAATGATGCGTGGTGGCATGTCCGCAAAGAAGAAGATGATGGGCGGTGGAATGGCTAAGATGGCTAAGAAAAAGATGATGCGTGGCGGCGCAATGAAAAAGAAGAAGTAATGGTCTACTTATCAGAGTCATCGGTACATGGCTTTGGAGTTTTCGCGGACAAAGATTATAATGTAGGAGACACACTTGAACTGTGCTATTATCTTGTTACTGATGATTCTGATATAAACGACACCTGTATACTACACGACTACGTGTTTAGTACACCGAATGAAGAAGAAGAATACTTAGTTCCATTAGGGAACGCTATGATGTATAACCACAGCACTGACCCCAACGCTGAGTGGGAGATACATGAAGATAATAACTTTGTACGATTTAAAGCTTTAAAGAACATATCAAAAGACGAAGAAATATTTCACAACTACGGTGAAGAGTATTGGGAGAGTAGAAATGGTAAAAGCAAAAAGCACAGTAAATAAAGCAGGTAACTATACAAAGCCCGGAATGCGGAAGCGTATGTTCTCTGCAATAAAGGCAGGGTCTAAGGGTGGCAATCCCGGTCAATGGTCTGCACGAAAAGCACAACTATTAGCACAACGCTACAAAAAAGGGGGCGGTGGCTATAAATAAAGACCCTAAAAAAGGAACAGGTAAAAAGCCTAAAGGAACTGGTAGGAGATTATATACAGATGAGAATCCCAAAGATACAGTCCCTATTAGATTTACCACTGTGGCTGATGCCAAAAGAACTGTGGCGAAGGTTAAGAAACTTAAAAAACCGTTTGCTAGAAAAATACAAATCTTGACAGTTATGGAGCAACGTGCTAAAGTAATGAATAAGACAGAAGTTGTTAAGATTGCTAAACTCGGTAAAGAGCAAATAAGGAAACAACATGGCACTAGCAAAGTCACAGCGCAGTCTTAAATCATGGTCAAAGCAAAAGTGGAGAACAAAGAGTGGTAAGCCCAGTAAACAAACTGGAGAACGGTATCTACCAACAGCTGCTATTAAGGCATTATCACCACAGGAGTACGCAGCAACTACTAAAGCGAAAAGAGAAGGAACAAGAAAAGGCAAACAGTTCGTTAAACAGCCTAAAAGAATCTCTAAAAAAACGCGAAGTTATAGAAAAGTTACATAACGTAGGATATTTTACAGGAGAATAAATATGGCACCGGTACTACCAATAATAATATCAGTAGCAGGGGTATTAGTTAGAACAACAAAATCACAACTTCCTAAATTATTAGGTAGATTTAAAAATGCTAAACAGGTAAAAAATCCTAGCACAAAGCAAGTAGATGAAGCAAAAAGATTAGATGGGTCTTTTTCTAATTTTGGAAAAGGGGATAAAAGCACTCTTGTAAAAGCAGATAGAGCAAAACCTAGTTTTATGGAGAAACTTACAGGTAGGGGTACATCTAAGGGACAAGACAGAATAGGAAATGTTGGACAAAAAACAGGTCAAGCAGCTAGAAATAAATTTAAACTAGCAGGAGAAACTGTAAAACTAGCAGGTGTAGCAGGTGTCGCAGCACTAGACCGTGAGCTTAAATTGTCAGCAAGTATGAAGAGAAAATTAAAACAGGCTAGAACACAATCACAATACGATACTTTAGTGCGATTGGCGATAGCTGAACAGAAACAAAAAGAAAAAGATAATAAAAGCAAAATAAAGAAACCTCTCAAAAAACCAAAAGAGATTGATAAGATAGGTGCAGTTAGAACACCACTCAGAAAACCTAAAGGCATGAAATGATAGCTGAAACTTGGTTTGCAGTGGCTATAATGTTAGGGGTACATTCCGATGGTACGAAGGATGTATACATATTTCAACAACCGAAAGAACACAATCACTTCCACAGTTCAATGGAGTGTAGAGACTATGTACGAAATAATCCGCTTCCTATTATAACAGCATTGAACAGAGAATATGGACCACGACCTATTGAAAAAGTTATCTGCGTTCCTGAAAAGAATGTTCGACAATTTATTGAAGAACGTGATTTAGATGCTTTATGAACCCACCTGTGATATCTGCGGACACCACATCGAAGACGATAGATGTGAGTACTGCCGTAATACAGGAGATAATGGAAAGTGGATAGAAAAGATAATAGAGCAAGCCAGAGACCCACGACACGACCAATCTGCGTTTAAAGATAAAAAGAAAAATGACTCCAGAGACACTTGACAGATGGCGAATACTTCCAAGACTTATGATGCTAGTTATGACAGGAGTTTACATTCGTTGTATAGAATGGGCTTTGAGTCAGCCAGAGTTGACCACACAACAAGCAGGACTGATATCTGTGATTACAGGAGCGATGACAGGGAGTTTTGCAATCTGGATGGGGGCAGAGAAATCAGAACCCAAGATAATGGGGAGAGAAGAGAGATGATTAAATATTTTAAAAGGTTATGGTGTGCTTTGTTGAATAAGAAATGTTCAGACACATGCACATGCAAATAGAATGGTTAGAAATTATAAACGTGAATATTCGTTAAGTGGTGGTAAGCCAAACGAAAAGAAGAACAGAGCATCTAGAAATAAAGTTAGACGAGCATTAACACGAAACGGAACAGTACGTAAGGGTGACAGAAAAGACATAGACCATATAGATAAGAACCCTAGAAATAATGCACCCCGAAATCTACGAGTTATTAATCGTAGTAGAAACAGAGCAAGAAAATGATAAGTACACTATTAAGTTCAGTATCTAGTTTAGCATCATCTTATATAGAGGGCAAGACAGCCATACAAAAGGCTGAAGCCACTATTAGGATGAAAGAAGCAACAGGTGAAATTGATTGGGACTTAGCTGCTATGAGGGCATCCCAAAGCTCGTGGAAGGACGAATGGTTGACTTTGCTTTTCAGCATTCCTCTAGTACTGAGCTTCATGGGTGAGTGGGGCAGGGGCATAGTAGCAGATGGCTTTACTGCACTCGCAGGTATGCCGCAGTGGTATCAGATAGCATTAGGAGCTATTGTAAGTGCGAGCTTTGCCACACGGTCTGCAAGTAAATTGTTTAACATGAGAAAGAAGTAATGGCAAAATGGAGAGTACCAATGTTTAAATTATCACAGCGTTCATTTCAAAGACTGGTAGGAGTGCATCCTAAATTAGTGGATACAGTAAAGTTAGCTATAAAGAAAACAGATACAGACTTTGGTGTAATATATGGAGTGAGGGATTTAGCCACTCAGGAGAAGCTTTATAAATCTGGAAAATCACAGACGATGAAATCTAAACACCTTGTGCAGGAAGATGGATACTCACATGCTGTAGACTTAATGGCATACGATTCTGGAGAGCCGTCATGGGATATAGTGGACTACGATAACATAGCAGATGCCATGAAAGCTGCTGCTCTTGAAACTGGAGCTAAGATTAGGTGGGGCGCGGCATGGCAAATAAATGATATAACAACATGGGATGGAACTATGGAACAAGCTATGAATGCTTATATAGACCTAAGACGCTCACAGTCGCGCCGCCCATTTATTGACGGTCCTCATTTTGAATATATAGCATGACATCAAAAGTACGAAAGAAAAAACGCGATGACATGAAAGGCATGTCTGTCAAAAGTGGGGACAAGCGACCCACTGACAAAGGTGCAGGTATGACGGAAAAGGGAGTTAAAAAATATAGACAACGAAATCCCGGTTCAAAATTAAAAACAGCAGTTACAGGTAAAGTTAAACCCGGTAGTAAAGACGCAAAAAGAAGAAAGTCCTTCTGTGCTAGAAGTGCAGGACAAATGAAAAAGTTTCCTAAAGCAGCAAAGAATCCAAACAGTAGACTGCGACAGGCAAGAAGAAGGTGGAAGTGTTAATATGGATAATGGAAAAAAATATGGCTACTCTTCTGTAGACAATATAACAGGAAAAAAGTTTAATACAGAATCTTTGTTTAATTTTACTCCTGCTAAGAAGAAAGATAGTCCTATGTTTGATTTAAATCTTAGAGACCCAAAAGTAAATATTGCAGGTGGACAACTACGACCTAAAGTAAGAAAAGGTTACGTAGGTTTAACATTTACAAAAGAGTTTAAAAAAAGATGACAAGACAACTTACAGAAAAGCAACAAAAACTATTACATGTTTTATTTGACGAAGCAGGTGGTAATGTCACTATAGCAAAAAAGATTGCAGGATATGCAGATACATCTAGCACTGCAGATATCGTTAAAGGCTTAAAAGATGAAATACTTGAAGCGACACAAATGTGGATGGCACGTAACGCACCAAAGGCTGCAATGTCAATGACAGGAGCTTTGTTAGAACCCACAGAGTTAGGCATAAAAGAAAAGATGATGGCGGCAAAAGAAATACTCGACAGAGTTGGCTTAGTAAAAACAGAGAAGATGCAAGTAGAAGCAACAGGTGGTGTGATGCTTATGCCACCAAAAGCAGTAGTAGAGGACGATGACTAGAAGTATTGGCAGGTGGAAGTTACCACAACCAACAGATATAAAAGAAGATAACGAGTGGATATCTATACCACGTATTGCCAGAACTATACCTTTCGGTTATGTACAAGACGAGAATGACCCTGACGTTTTACGACCTGTACCTAATGAACTAGATTTGCTAGAAAAAGCTAGAACATATGTAAATCAATATTCATATCGACAAGTAGCAAATTGGATATCAAATCAGACAGGACGCTACATATCACATGTAGGATTAAGAAAACGATTAGAGAATGAGCGACAACGTAAGAACCAAGCTAAAGGCATTCGCCAATGGGCAGACTATGCGGAAAAGGCAATCGCCAAAGCGAAAACCCTTGAAGAAGAAAGAACAGGCGCAAGAGCCATCAGTTAAAATAGAAGATGTTTCATATGAAACAAAAGCTATTGAGGAACACGCGAATGTTTTGTTTAAGCCTAATGAAGGACCTCAGACAGACTTTTTAGCTGCAAGCGAAAGAGAAGTTTTATACGGAGGTTCAGCAGGAGGTGGAAAGTCATATGCAATGTTGGCAGACCCATTACGTTACATGGGACATCCTTCATTTAGCGGACTACTACTGCGACACACCACAGAAGAGTTACGAGAACTTATATTTAAAAGTCAAGAACTCTACCCAAAAATATGGAAGGGTATTAAGTGGTCAGAGCGAAAGATGCAATGGGTAGCACCGTCAGGTGCAAGATTGTGGATGTCTTATCTAGATAGAGATGAAGATGTTCTACGATATCAAGGATTAGCATTTAGTTGGATAGGATTTGATGAACTTACTCAATGGGCAACACCATACGCTTGGAACTATATGCGAAGTCGTTTACGTTCTACTGCTCCAGATTTACCCATCTTTATGAGAGCAACAACGAACCCCGGTGGTAGAGGTCACGCTTGGGTTAAGAAAATGTTTATTGACCCTGCAGCATACGGAAAGGCATTTGATGCGACAAATATCGAAACAGGAGAGGTACTACGCTATCCATCTGGACACTCTAAAGCAGGAAAGGCTCTCTTTAAAAGGAAGTTTATACCGGCAAGATTATCCGACAACCCATTCTTATCAAAGTCTGGGGATTATGAAGCAATGCTCCTCTCACTCCCAGAACAACAAAGAAGACAGCTATTGGAAGGGGATTGGGATATTAAAGAAGGGGCAGCTTTTACTGAGTTCAATCGTGACCTTCATGTTGTCGAGCCTTTTAATATTCCATCTAACTGGGTAAAGTTTAGAGCGTGTGACTATGGATATGGAAGTTACACAGGAGTTATATGGTTTGCTGTATCACCGAGTGAACAGCTTGTAGTATATAGGGAGTTATACGTATCGAAAGTATTAGCCACAGATTTAGCCGACATGATATTAGAAATGGAAGCAGGTGATGGCAATATTCGATATGGTGTTTTGGACAGTTCTTTGTGGCATAAGCGTGGGGATACTGGTCCTAGCTTGGCTGAACAAATGATTAGCAAAGGATGCAGGTGGAGACCGTCTGACAGAAGTAAGGGTAGCCGGGTTGCAGGTAAAAATGAGATACACAGAAGATTGCAAGTTGATGAGTTTACTGAAGAGCCACGTTTGGTTTTTTTCAATAACTGTACAAATGTTATCTCTCAACTGCCCTCAATCCCACTGGACAAAAAGAATCCAGAGGATGTAGACACAAAAGCAGAAGACCACTTGTATGATGCGTTAAGATATGGTATAATGTCAAGACCGCGATTTAGTATATTTGATTATGACCCAAGAATGAGTAGGGGAAACAATATGCCAATAGCAGATTCTACTTTCGGATATTAAGGAGACTAAATGGCTGAAGAAGATATAATGATGGAAGAAGATTCCATTGCATTAAGCGACACAGAGGACTCTGTATCTGAAGATGCTAACATAAATAATATAATACCATTTGTAATGGAGCGTTACAAGCGTTCAGAAGACTACCGATATCAAGACGAACAACGATGGTTAAAAGCCTATAGAAACTACAGAGGACTGTATGGTCCTGATGTACAGTTTACTGAAGCAGAGAAGTCTCGTGTATTTATAAAAGTAACAAAGACTAAAACTCTTGCAGCGTATGGACAAATAGTTGATGTTTTATTTGCCAACCAAAGATTTCCCCTTTCCGTAGAACCAACAGAATTACCCGATGGTGTAGTAGGCGATGTAAACTTTGACCCACTAGAGCCAGAGCAAGCACGAGAGTTACAAAGTCCTTACGGCTTTGCAGGTGATGGAAATGACTTACCACCGGGAGCAACTGAAATATCTTTAATGGATAAGCTAGGTCCTTTGAGTAGTAAGCTAGAACCAATAGAAGATAAACTAAAAGAGGGTGCAGGAAAAACACCGTCTGCTATTACATTCAGTCCTGCAATGATTGCTGCAAAAAATATGCAGAAAAAAATACATGACCAGTTAGAAGAGTCAGGAGCAAACAAACATTTAAGAAGTGCATCATTTGAGATGTCATTGTTTGGTACAGGTATAATGAAAGGACCTTTTGCTGTAGACAAAGAATACCCAAATTGGGATGATGAAGGTGCATACGACCCTAAGTTTAAAACAGTGCCACAGGTAAACTATGTATCTGTATGGAACTTTTATCCAGACCCAGATGCAAATAATATGGAAGAAGCACAGTATGTACTAGAGAGACACAAGATGTCTCGTTCTCAGCTTAGAGCTTTGAAGAAGCGTCCATACTTTAGAGATACTGTTATTGATGAAGCCATACAAATGGGTGAAAACTATAATAAGTATTATTGGGAAGATGACCTATCAGACTATGCACCAGAACATGGTGTAGATAGATTTGAAGTGCTAGAGTATTGGGGTACAGTAGATACAAGTCTAATAGAAGAACAGGGTGTTGAGATACCGCAAGAGCTACAAGACTTTGATGAACTACAAGCAAACATATGGATATGCAACGGTAAACTTATACGAATGGTGCTTAATCCATTTAAACCTGCGAAGATACCTTATGTTGCTGCACCATATGAACTAAACCCATATAGTTTCTTTGGTGTAGGTATAGCAGAGAATATGGACGATACACAAACATTAATGAACGGTTTTATGCGTATGGCTGTGGATAATGCTGTGTTATCGGGTAATTTAATTGTAGAGGTAGATGAAACAAACTTAGTTCCCGGTCAAGACCTTTCACTATATCCCGGAAAAATATTTAGAAGACAAGGTGGCGCACCCGGTCAGGCTATCTTTGGTACAAAGTTTCCAAACGTATCCTCAGAAAATATGATGCTGTTTGATAAAGCCAGAGTGTTAGCAGATGAAAGCACAGGCTTTCCATCATTTGCACATGGACAAACAGGTGTGCAGGGTGTAGGTAGAACCGCAAGTGGCATATCAATGTTGATGAATGCTGCAAGTGGTAGTATAAAGACAGTTATAAAAAATGTAGATGATTATTTACTTAGACCTTTGGGTGAAGGTTTCTTTAGATTCAACATGCAGTTTGATTTTGACCCAAAGATAAAAGGTGACTTAGAGGTAAGAGCTAGAGGTACAGAAAGTCTCATGGCTAACGAAGTGCGTAGTCAAAGGCTTATGCAGTTCTTATCTGTAGCGAGTAATCCTGCTCTTGCACCTTTTGCTAAGTTTCAATACATTATAAGAGAAATTGCAAAGTCAATGGATTTAGACCCCGACAAAGTAACCAACAACATGGATGAAGCCGCCTTGCAAGCAGAGATAATGAAAGGGTTTCAAGCGCAACAGCCTGAACAGGAAGCTCCTGTGGCAGGTGTAGACGCTATGGACACTTCAGGTACAGGTGGTGGTAATATAGGCGTAGGACAAGCTCCTGTGCC